AACCGATATTAGTAAGAATTACTAACGCTACTACCTTTTCTATATCCATTTACTTCGCCCTTGTTTGGGTTAAGCCGTGCTACACCGAATTAGGTAGCCCTGCCTAACGTGTAAATTAAGGGTAAAGGTTGGCTATGACATCGGTCAATAACCGACACGCCTAGCGGCTAAGTAAAATTTCGTATATCGAATCAACCTTGGCCTCGATGCGATCGACACGGCCGCGTAAATTGTGGCCGCCGTTGCCATCTTGGCGTAACTCACTTAGGTAATACTTAACTAGATGGCGTACCAGCCCAGCCGCAAACCCCATAAGTGTGCAGATACCTATGGCTATGGCTACAAGCGACTGGGCGGCAGTCATTACTTAACGCCGAAAGTAGTATCGCTGCTGTTTAATGCGCGCAATAATGGGCCAAGTAGCCCAGCTACGAACGCATTAGTTAGTGTCTTTGGATCAGTGATACCAGACATGTAAAGCGCAGCAGCGCAGCTAACAGCAGCGCGTAGGTATGACAGGCCAGCGGCCTTAGCTTGTTCTTTCATGGTTTTACTCCTAAATGCCCTTAGGGTTTATTCGTACTTCAGCCCTAATTTTTCTATTAGTTTGGCAGTTTTAACAGGGTCTTGTGCTATTTCCCAGTGCATTTCATCTTTGCGTGTCCAGTTACCGCCCCAGTTAAGGCCGTATTTTTTGGTAAGTGCTTGGATCATTGGTACTTTTTCAGCTGGGAACGTGCCAGCCTTGCCTAAAGGGTGTTTAGTTGCGTTAAGGTCTATGGCAGTACCCGATGCGTGGTTACTCAACTTGCCCGGTACGCCTCTAACATCTCTGTACGCGTAGCCCCAATCGTCTAACGTGCCGCCATCGATCGGCTCGATCAGTTCATGAAAGGCCTCTGCAAAAGCAACCAATAGGGGCGCAGCAAAATAGGCGCATCGCAGCTTGATCTTTGTACCCTTGATTGGATAAGACTTGATACGGATCGACTCAACATCCTTAGATGCTGGCCAGCCGTTATAACTAATTGCTGTAGTCATTTATTGGCACTATCCATTGGCAAGTGTTTTCATCAAAGCCCGTAGCGTTATCTGGTTTAGGTGCAATAAATGCATCTCTAACTGCATCGTAGGTATAACCGATGCCAGCGTAGTTTTTTCGTATCTTTCCATTATAACTTGTTTTAACCCATGTACCGCCAAGTGACTCCATAAATGCTTGGCCTTCATCTGGCTCATTGTTATCACCTACAAGTACACGCAGTACTAAACCTTTTTCGTCTATTTCTGCCCAATGACTCATACTAAATACCTCACAATTACAACGCCTGATCCGCCTGAGCCACCTAACTGTGGTGTGCCACTCCAGCCACCACCGCCACCGCCACCACCAGTATTGGCAGTACCGCTAGTGCCAGTGCTTGCAACGCTAGCTGCGCCACCACCACCTAAACCACCAATGCCAGCAACTTTTCCACTGGGAACATTGATGACCGAACCACCACCGCCACCACCGTAGTAATAAGTGCCGCTAACATTTTGTCCGGTACTTGTTGCGCTGCCCCATGCAGAATAAGCAGTTGTGCCTACGCCACCTGTACCACCTGTGTTTGCATCAGAGCTGAGTGAGTTTGTAGTGCCGTTACCGCCAACAGCAGATGTACCACCACCGCCGCCAGATGTGTACCAAGATCCTGTACCGCCAGCATTACCTTGCGCAGATGTAGCAGTACCGCCTGCCGATGTACCGCTACCACCATTTCGACTTGAACCACCGCCACCCGAACCGCCATTACCAGGTGCTTGGTTAAAAGTAGCACCATAGCCGCCGCCTTTAACTAAAGTTAATGCGCCGAATTGCGAATCGTTACCGTTGGTTGCACCGCTGCTTGTTGAACCTGATCCACCTGCGCCAACTGTTACCGTGTATGAGGCACTTGCAATCGATTGCGATGTAAAGCCTAGCAAACCACCAGCACCAGCACCTGCAGCTTGATCGCCACCTGCGCCACCGCCACCAGCTACTACCAAAATATCGCAAATTAAAGTGCCATCACTTACAACAAAATTGCCGCCCGATGTAAAGGTGTGATATTTATAGCCACCAGCCGTTGTAATTGTGCCACCTGTTGCAGTAGCCCCTTTAGCATTTAATACGCCTACGATTGTGTTGAGCATTATCCAATAGCCCCTACAACGTACCAAGCATCTGTACCAGTTTTAATACAAGCTGCTGATCTGTACTGCGATAATGTTGGAGATGCTGCAGTAACACCGCTGCTAAGTACCGTAGTCGTACCGGGTGTTACAGCTGAAATAGTGCAAGTACCTGCGCCAATATTCATAACTGTAATTACTGTACCGACAGCAAATGCCACCGATGCATTAGTAGGTATCTTAAACGCGTTAGCCGATGCGTTAGACATGGTTACTAACGTTTGGTACTGATCGGTAGATACCGCTGTATAGGTAGTACCTGTCTGGGCATTAAGGGTAAATGCCACTAGGCCGTTAAACATGCCTGCGGTAAGTACCTCACCCGTTACTGCTGGGAATCCTGTTGCCATTTATTTCTCCTTAGTATGAAAGTACATTTTGTCCCAAAACTCCATAGTTAGCATTACCAATAATAAACCCATCGATCACGGGTTCAAGTGTAGTAAAGGTAGTGCGCCATTTATTCGGGGTAACGTTATGTGCCACGCCGAAAACTTGCAGGGTCTTTGTAAGGGTAGATGCACCTGGCTGGTTAGTAGTGATAGTTACCGGATCAAAGAAATCTAAATCTAGGGCTGCAATTATTCCGTTATTGTAATTGTCTGTGTAAAGGTCTAACTCAATCGCATCGCATCTAACGCTAGTTTCAGCACGGCTGGCAACGTATGCACGGGCATAGTCCAAGGCTTCGGCATCGGTCTGCATTAGTAAATCTTGTTGGTTATAAGTATGGGCAAAATACTTCTCAACACTAGCTGCGTTAGTAGCATTTTGAACCGTGCCACCAGTTCTAGTTATATTGGCTTGGTTAAATACAAGGGTGTCATCTGTACGCCATATGGCATTGGAATAGCCAATATCTGTACCGTTATCGTTAAATACTGTAGCCGTACCGCCGATGCTTGCTGTAGTTACTAAGCGGTCTTGAAAAGTCCAAGATCCAGATGCATCTACATATATAGCACCATATTCGCTATTTGTGGCTGTCTGTAAAGCTGCTAGGGCTGTACGCGCTGTACCTGGATCGTTCTGCAGCTGCGTTAGCCCGGCATCTACGTCACGCATGGATGCTGGCCATGAAATAGTGTTAAGGATCTGGTTAATTCTTGTACCGCTTAGATCGCCAGCAGTCGCACCTGTAACGGTACTGATCTGTGCATTTTGCGCTAGGCGCGTGGCATCAACGGCCGAAATAGTTGTGTACACGACATCGTTCGCGTTGCGTGGCGTAGTGGTTGTGTAGCTTGTAATGAAACCGCTAAACATTGGGTAAGTAGTGCCGCCATAAGTAGCCGATATTGACACCTTACGCATAGGCGTTAAGAATCCAAAATACGGGCTACTAGGGTTTTGTGGGTTGAAATCACCGTTTTGATCCACGATGCGTAGGGTTAGTGTACCTGTCTGGAATTCATCGGCTGTAGCTGATCTGCCGCGCCTAGTGCTAACGCTATCTACTACGTTAGATACATCCACGATAAGCGCAGCTGAGTCGGCCAATACGTTAGTACCAAATATGCCTTCGCCAATAATAAAAGCCTGTGCCGTGGCTGGGCCTGTACCAAAATTAATTACCGCATTTATTGTAGGTACTGGCATTAGCCTGGCAACGTTCCTGCTGGAAATTGTGTTAAACCACGGCGAATATTATTAAGCATGGTGTCATTTATGATTTCACTAAAATCATCACCGTTTAGTACTGAGCCTTCAACCACGATAGTTACTGAATTATCTATTGAGCCATTTGAACTCATACCACCTGCAGGTGGGAAATATTCACCATAGCCGCCACCGCCAGGATAGAGCCCATTTCCACCTAAACTTGGCTGCCCTGGGAATCGTCCTAAGCTGCCTGCAATATCTGCTGCTGCCGCTTCGGCTGCTATTGCTGCGGCTGCCGCCGCTGCGGCTGCTGCATCTGCAATTTGCTCAGGGGTCATGCCTGGCGCAAAAATAGAACCGCCGCCGCCTACTTCTGTGCGCTGTGTAGTTATAACCTGAGTAATTGGCTTGGCTGCCTCAGCTAAATAATCTTTTAATGCAGCCATTTTTGCATCATCGGCTAACTTCTGAGCAGCAGCAATACGTGCAATAATATCGGTTTGACTTGTATAATTAAGTATATCCATCGTAGCCTGTGCTGCTGCCACTTTATCAAGTGCAGCTATTTTAGCAATAGCTAATAGCTCTACTTGAGTTTTTTCGGTATAAAAATTGGCCTCAGCTAAGCCACCTGATTGCTGGATAGCTGCATTATATTTACCGTATGCAGCTTGGCGCGCTAGGGCAGCCTCTTCCTCGGACATCTTTGTAGTTTTAATGCGCTGCAGTTCATCGAGTAGCAGCTGGTTAATATAGTTAAGCTCAGTTTCGCTAATCGTTTTTATACCGGCTAACTTATTAGTTTGCTGTTCCTGGGTTAGCAGTTTTAATTGGTCAATATACTTTAGGGCTGTTTCGCCGTTCTCGTTCTCGATCTCCTGCATAGCCAATAGGCGTAGGCGTTCATCTTTATCATATGTAGCTCGTAGCGCAGCTGCTAATTGAATCTTATTTAAATCAAATACAGCCGCGGCCTTGGATAGTGCGGCCTTAGCCTTTTCTAATAATAGGCGTTTCTTTTCGGCCGCTTCCTGTTTTTTGGCATTGTCTAATTGCTTATTTTGTAGGGCGGCTAATAGTTTGGCGCGCTTGGCTGCATCTGCCTCTAATTTAGCTAGGCGTTTAGCCTGTTCCTGTTTAGATAACTCTAACGCCGATGGTGGTTCGGGTTTAGGTTTAGGCGTAAGTTTTACACCAGCCTGCGCACCTGCAAAACCTAAAAATATACTTTTCGGTAGATTCTTTAGGTTTTTAATTAAAGTAGGAATAGCACCGACTGCACCGCCTGTAGCCTTTGTAACGTTAGCAATAGCAGTAGCGATCTTTTCAATAACATAAGCAGCATCGCTTGCTTCACTACCACCACCAACAGCCGCAAAAGCATCTACCAAGCCGCCGCCAATAATCTCGGATGCATTACTTGTGGCAACGCCTAATACATCCATTTGGTAGGCAGTCGTACCTAAATAATCATTAGCTGCCCCGGCAGATTGTTTTAGTAAAGTGCCAAGAATTTCATTAAATGATTTGGTACTTAACTCTGATTTGGTTAGCCCAGTATTGTACTTAGCCAAGCCTTTAGTAATGCCTACATAACCTTTAGCAAGATCCTGGGATACGGTAGCCAAGTCAATGCCCGATGCGCGGCTAATTGTGATGGCATCGTTTAATAGTTTTTGTGACTGGGTAAGTGATCCCGTAGTGGTCAATAGCCCCTGAAAGGCTGGCCTCAAAATATCATCGGCGATGCCTGCAGACCGTTCAAGGTCGGCTATAAATTTAGATATATCTACGTTAGCAAAACCAATACCTAGATTATCTACAGCATTAGATAAACGTAGGGCGGCTGCTTCATCCTCGGCAAAGGCTTTTACAGCTTGTTTACCAAAATTAATTACGGCTTTTGTACCAAAAGCTATACCTAAACCACCAGCTAAAGATTTAACACTTTTCATTAATTTTGCTGTAGCTGTGTCTGCCTGCTTAAATGCTTTTTTGCCAGTGAACTCAGCGGCTATATCAATTCTTACTGATGGATCAACGGCCATTAGTTGTACCCCACAGCCGTATTAAATTTATCCCGGGCAGACTCAATGGCCTTGATAACAGCTGCGTTAGTTTTGCCGCCATCCTCTTTCCATGCGCGAAAGATTGCGCGGCCTTTCATTTTGCGTGATCTACGGCCTGCGCCTGTTTGATTATTGGCATCTACGATTATGCCGTATTGATTCATCGCTTGTACGAATATGTAACCTGCTTGCGGATTACGGCTACGGCCTTGATTTGGGCCAGCAGCTACAATATTTGCACCTTGGTTATAACCTGGTCGCTGCACAATAAATGATGAACCCTGCTCACGGCCATTGGCGTGTACACGGCCAGCAGTTTCATAAATAGCACCCGATGCTGATGCGTTCTGAATACGCGCTAACGATCTAAAACCCTGGCGATTAGGTCGGCTAGGAGTTGTTTTATAACCTACGCCGCCTTTAGCAGCTCGAGCATCCCACACGGGAAATTTTCCATTACTGGATGCTTTACCCCAGCCCGATAATGGTGCTTGGGATGGGATAAAGCCACGCGCCTTAGACACAATAGGTTTAAGCAAACTAGCCATTTCTTTGCGTGTATCTGCAGCTAGATCAGGCGTAAATTTTCTTAATGCTTTTTGGAGATCAACGCCGCCTTTTACCGTTACTGGCATCTTGGATCTCCTTTGCTCGATCTTTCATCGCCTGCAGTAATGCACTAAACATCCTGGAATCTAACCCAATTAAATCTTTAGGCGGTATTCCCGTTTCCAAACTGATCCGTGCGATCAAGTAAGTAAACGAGTCACGCCTTATGCTTCCGGGTCATCCTCTAACACATCCACCTTTTTTAAAGTCTTTAAGAATTCTGCGCCGAACATTGGCACGGTTTCGCCTGCAGCTCTTAAACACTCCCACGCTAACCAGTAAACATCGGTCTGCTTTTCATCCTCGCGGAAAGCGCGATGAAAACCTTTCTTTGCATACAGCTCGAACGCGTATTCAATAGATGGTGTTATCTGATGCTCAGATACGTTGCCATCTACTTTAGTGATCTTTAACTTAGCCATGCTTTAGCCCCTTTGGTTTTTATCAGCTAGTGGTAATTACGATTGGTGAATTACAAGTAAATGTAATTGATTGTGTAGCGATGTCTGCTACTGCGCCGTTAATATCTGTAGTGTTATTAACTAGGATTGTAGTGCTATATAGCGGGTTAGTAGCTGATACTACTGCGCTTGTCTGCTTCAACGTAAGAGGTACTGTTGTACCCCATGCAGCCTGAAGGGTTGCATTTACATTTGCTGCAGCTGTGTCGCTTAGGAAATCTAAAGTGATTGTGGATGCCTCTAAACCCTTAACAAACTTATGAGCTGTATCGCCCATAGCAGTTACTTCGAGTTCATCGAACACGCGGTTAATTGTTGCCGATGTAACATGGTCAGTAAGAACTACTGAGTTAAGAGTTACAACGACTGTATTATTTAAATATACGGCCATTTGTTTATTCCTCGATCTGCTCGGTTACGGGTGCTTTTGTTTTTGTTTCTTTTACTGGTGGTGCTTCGATTTGCCCAAT